CGTAGCCTTTTCGATAAGAATAGAACTCTTTGAGAAGGTTGCTCGGGTTAGACTCAATAGCCTTTAGGCTGTTTAGGATTTGCACAGTGTTTGGCGCATCTATAAATAGCGAAAGCTTAGTTGAGGACCATAACAAATCTATGATGCTGAGAGCACCATACACACGGTTAGCCCCAATGCTTGTGATCGGGCCAACACCAACTAGAACAGCGTCAAACTGATCTAAGTCACTGAAAGTTTTATTTAGGTCTGGGTCTTCCCAGGTTACCTGATGACCAGCATCTGTCAGAACCTTATTGAGCACTCCAGCAAAGCTAAAGCACTTGACATTGGCACTCGGTGATGCCTGAGGAGCTGTCATTCCTGTTAAATATATTTTTGCCATTATTCCCTAAATTTGTAAAGAGGGCCCCGTTTCCGAGGCCCCCTAACCAGACTATCTCTAGAATGGAGCGTTAGCTGGAGCAGCTAGCGGAGCCGCTACAGGAGGCGCAGGTGGAGCAGGTGGAGCTGGAGGTGCAGGTGGAGCAGCTACGGCAGCCGTTTCTGGCATGACGTATGGGGTTGCTGCAGGAGCAGCAACAGGAGCACCGGTGTTCACGTAGTAACGTGAGACCTTGTTCTTCTTGGCACCCTGGTAAACCTCAGAGCCAATCTGAGCACGGAACGAGCGACCCTGAAGAGTTGCTTCGATCTGAGCGTTGCTAGGGTTGTTAGCAGTGAAGAACTCACGAGGGATACCAAGGGCAGCCATCTTAGAGAAGAAGATACCAAGAGCATTCTTGTTCTCAGGTGAGATAGTGATGTTGTCCCAGATAAAGCGGTTAGCATATGGACCGCTAACAATCTTTGCCTTTACCTTGAACATGGTCTTACCAGTGCTGGTAGTACCTGCTGGAGCTTCCACAATCTGAAGGTCATAATCGCCATCAGGTAGTGGTTCGAAGTTGCCGGTGGCCTCGCCGGCGTCTTTTACAAGATCGGCCCAGTTGAGTGAACTCACTGTTTTGATTCCTTACTTTAGGGGTTGAGTGAAGTCTAGGACTTCTTTTTTGTTTCGGTCTTTTCACCGAAGATCATGTCGAGCATGCGCTCGACTCCAAGGTTCTGCTGCTCAACAATCGAGCCCAGACGTCCTTGGACGCGTTCACCAGCTTCAATGTCATCTGTACGCTCTACGTACATACGACGTGCCTTGTAAGGCAAACCCGTTGGATCTGGGTTCTGAATGGTTTCCATGGCAATGTATCCAAGTACATCGTAGAAGTATGGAGCCTGAACTGCAAGTTGACCTTGCAGATACGGGTGCATACGACCATCCTGACCACGGCGTGCCATGGCAGTCAGTACAACAGCCTCTAGAGCCTGTGTTGGGTGCATTGTTAGGTCACGTAGGTCACGTAGAAGAGCACCCATGTGGCGAAGTAGTTCGCCCCACTGCTGCATCTTCATCTGTTCGGTTCCTGCGATGTTGTCCATGCACTTAACCTGGAGCTCCGAGATGGAGTCAATGATCAAGGACTTGAACTGGTGCTTGCCGCTCTGAAGCCATTGGAATGTCTTCATAACGACGTCGTAGTCACGTACCTGGACTACAACTGTATCCCAAGTGCCGTCAGCCACTGGTGGCTCCTCACGCATTGGGTCCCAATACCTGACGTTGATTGGAAGGAAGCGGTGGCCGCCCTCCACGTCAAGCATTAGACGAGGATATGGTGCAGTTACAGCAAAGGTAGATTTACCAACCTTGGATTCGCCGTAGACCATTAGGGTTAGAGAACGCTGTACTTGTGACATGCTACTCGTTACCTTCTTTCTTTTCGTCTTTACCGTAGTATCCGTATGGGTCTGCGACCTCATACATCTGCTCAATAGCTGCCTCAGCTGCACTACCGTCGTCAATCATCGGACAGATTGTGTAGAACTGACACTTCCATTTGCAGTCTTTGTTCGGGCTCGGGTAAGCCACGAAGTTTGGGTCTGCTCCGGCATCAAGATTATTCTTGACACCCATCAGATCACTAATAGTACCATGAATGCGCTGCCAAAACGAACGCATTGTGAAAACATTGTGACGAACTTCAATCTGCTCGTAGAAAGGAGGCTTAGCATTTGCTGTGCGCTTTACCTTTTTTAGCATGGTAAAGATACCACCCTCAGAGCGTTCGCCAGGTTCCTTGTTCTGTGCAGATTCTAGGAGCATATAGGTCAGGATCTGCTCATTCATCTGAGCCTGGTTAGCAAAGTCCGAGAATGAACCACCTACGGTCTTGAAGTCGCGGAACATGCGAACGCCATCGTTCTTGCGACGAACACGCATATCGAGCTTTCCTTGAAGAATAACTTCTCCATCAAATAGCGGCATCTGAATAATCTCTTCGTTAGAAATCTTTTCCAAGTTAGAGTCAATACCCTCTTCATCCATCCATTGTAGGTAGCCCTCAAGCATGATGCGACCGAGCTCGGCCTCGGACTCTAGGTCTGAGGTGTCTCGGTACTCAGCAACAAGCTTTGCTAGATCCTCAGCTACCAGAGTCGAGTGAGCCTCTAGAAGACCGACCTCACCATCGGATGAGTAGTAGCGGTCTAGTGCTTCGTGGATACGGGAACCAAGTGCAAGAGCTCCAGTGAACTCTTTCTGTCTTGGCTGTAGACGTCGGTAGTAGTTTAGCCACCACTTACGTCGGCAATCTTTGAACACCTGAATCTCTGAGTTAGAGAGGACGTATGGTGTCTTTACTTCTAGTGTAGTTTCGTCATTCATTTTTACAGCTTACCTGCCTTATCATCTTTTAGCAACTCCAAAAGTTTTGCTTTGTCGTGAACAATCTGTTCGAAGTTATCAGCTTTAGTTTCAAGAACTTGAAGAACACGTTCCTCGATTGTTCCTTCGGTCACGTAGTCCATGATAACCACGGAGTCGTGGATCTCTGAACCGATTCGGTGAATGCGGTCAAGAGCCTGCTTATGATCAACTAGTGACCACGGGCGTTGTAGCATAACCAAACGACGAGCAGTCGTTAGAGTCACACCAACTCCACCGGCAGCTGCAGTGAATAGAATCCACTTAGTTTTGCCGGATTGGAAATCATCAATAGATTTCTGACGCTCATCTTCAGATTGAGCACCAGTGATCAAACCGTGAGCAATACCCTCTTTAGTCAGGCGTGCACTCAGTAGTTCAATAAGCTGACGAGATACGGCACAAACAGCCACGCTATCATCACCGAAGTCGCCCTCTTTAATATCGTCCATAACAGCGTCAACCTTACAGGATGGCTCTGACAAAATAGGTTTGATTTCTCCGGTAACTTCATCAACTACCATCTCGGCAAATGCGCTAGCTAGCTGAGTTAGTCGAGTTGTCTGAGTGAGAACACTTGATGCAACTAGAGTATCTCCGCTTTCAAGTTCAGCAATCATATTCTCGCGCATGTCTTTATAGGCTTTGGCCTGCTTAGCTGACATCTCAACGTCACGACGCTCAAACATCATTTCAGGTAGCCAAGGAAGTACGCGAGCCTTAAGCATTCTGCGCATACGTGGGTTGATAGTAGCTTGGAACTCGGCCTCCATGGTTGGCTTTACGCCAAGAACCATCATGCCACCAAAAGCATTGAGCATAGTGTCGACCATGCGATCAATCCAGCGAGTCTTGCTAGGCCACTCTTCAGGCGATAGCCAGTGAAGAATTGACCACAAGTCAAGGACGTTGTTTGCCATAGGGGTACCTGTAAGAGCAAAACGGATCTGAGCATCACCAGTAGCAGCCCAAAGAGCACGAGTCTGCTTAGATTTAGGATCTTTTGAGCGATGCATTTCATCTGCAACTACAACTTTAAAATCAAGATTGTTTAGTTCACGTACGTGGACATCGCAGCGTGCCTCCGTGACACGCTCATCGTGACCACCACAAGCCTTACAGCGAGCAAGTGCAACTGAACCAAAAGGAGCTAGACGTGAGTGTGAACGTAGCGATTCCCAGTTGATTACATACACGTCAGCATTTTCTTCAAACTGTTTACGACGTTGCGTTGCAGTTCCCTTGATAACCTGAACATTGATTTTGCCCTCTGGCCACCACTTCGCAAACTCGCGCTGCCAGTTCTTTTTAAGAGTGTTCGGGCAAACGATCAGGGCTGGAAATACTGCTTCACCCTGCTCTTGCAATGCCTTGATGGCACGGATTGCCTGAGCTGTCTTACCTAGACCTGGTTCATCGGCAAGCAAAGCTCGCTTAGCGGTGGCCAGAAACTTAACACCAGCACGCTGGTGTGGGAATAGATCTTGATCGCCCTCCCCG